TGCATTACCAACAACTATAAACCAATCATCTTCTGCTGCATCAATTGCTGCATTACTGATATTTTTATACTTGATAGAACTTGTTGAACCGATAACTGACACGATTACATTACCTCTTAATGTAGTCAATGAGCTATCCCATACTTCACATACAAGACCAAGCCATGATGCATCACAATCTGAATTTAACCCTTTTATATTATCAACTGCACATGCAGAGCTTAATTCACCTGCTGCTGCAACACTTGCTGGGTTAGCATTAAGTTGGAATTTTTGTTCTTGCCAAGGTTGTCTGTGTTCAAACATTTTAAACACTGGATCGGGCACAGCACGTGTCTCCTGATTAGAAATAGTAGTTGTAAAAGGAGCTACATCTGTCCATAACTCTTTAACAACTCCTGGATCGAGATAAAAATCTCGTCTATCCAAATAGAGTACACCACTGGCCGCTAGATTTTTTGCTGCCATTTTTTTCTCCTAAATTATCTTAATTAACGTTTTGCGTTTTGAAAGAGAGCCTGGCTAAAAGCATTTTCATCATTCATAGGAGCTTCAGATCTACCTGTTGCAACTGCTGTTGTAGTAGGTATCTTAGCTCTTTCTTGTTGATTCTGCATTTCAGCAACTCTTCTTTGCGCCTCAACTTGCTTAGGATCCTTAGCGTGTAACGATTCATATAGTTTAAAAAGAGCAGGAAAATTAACATTAGCAGGATTTTGCATCCATTGAATAGCTTTATTAGCTTTATTCTCATCCCATCCAAGATTTTGAATTGCATACGATCTTGCATCGGATTCTGCTGCTGCTTGTCTTTGGATCATAGCTGCTTGTTGTTGTTGTTGAGCTCTATATTGATCTACCTTTCCGTAGTAATCAATCATAGAATCTCTATACTGTTCTTTTTGTAAACGATATTTAAACGATTCACTTTCAGGATCGTTATAAGCTTCAACTTCGCTATACGAATGTGGTTTCTCTGGTGCTACTGGCTGCTGCAATGAATTCCCTTGATTTCTCATTTGAGGTTGACCTTGGGGTGCTCCATTGGAAAGCGATTGGTCTATAGCTCTCATAATATTTGGATCTCTATTAATAGCCTCTGAAATTGGTGCTAGAGTCTGTTTATATTTCTCCAATTCTGATTGAATTCTAGATGTTTCACTTTTTTGCCGATCATACTGAGATTGCCAATACTCATATCTAGTTGGATCTTCTTTAACTGGTCTATTCTGAACAGCATCTGTTTGTGCAGATTGCTCAGGCGCAACTTCAGAAGTTGGACTAACTGCATCACCACCAGCGGCTCCTACAGTTGGATTTTCAACAGCAATACCAGTATCTCCTGCTGGAGCTTGACTGGCACTTGCTGTGCTAACTTCTGCGTTACTTGTCTTTATGATTTCTTCCATTTTTTACTTCTCCTTGTAATTTGTCATTATCAGCAATTACTACTCATCCATGCCTAAAATTTGTTCATTTAAATCAGTTTGGGTTGTATTAGCGTCATCTTGTAGCACGCTAACTTCATCTTTTAACTTTTTCAAATGATCATTGGCACGATGTTTATACAATTGAGATGCCATGCTTGCAGATGACTCAAGTTTAGCAAGTCTCACCTCAAAATCTTTTAATTCAACACGTTTTCTATCATGTAATGATTCACGCTGTGCAGTTTGTAGATCTCCTTTAAGCCTTTTAACTTCATCTTGCAATGCTGATATTTGTTGCATTGCTTGTTTTTGTTGACCTGATCTTTCAAGAACTCCTTCAGCATCAGCAACATCTGTTTGCTTTAATAGTTCTACCTGATCTATTACCTGCATTTGATATAATTCTTTATAATATTCATATCTTGCCCATCTGTTAGATGGTAGTGTAGAGCCAGAAATAACAACAAGATCGTATCTACCGATAGTCACATCATTAGTTCTTCCTATAATGGAATTAGTTAAATCATCATATAAATCTTGATTTAATACTACTTCTTTAGATTCTCTATTAGGCTGTATAAGTCGGATAACTTTTCTATCAGTATATATCCATTGTATCATTTCTACTGTAACTTTAGCTAATTGATTTAACATTGCTTCTACATCATCTTTTTTAGATCTAATTCTTCTTTGCCCGAATTCATCTAAAGCAATAGTTCCTTTATACGTACCAGGTGCTGCTCCTTGATCGCCTTGCATTAATGCATATATACCTAGTATTTTTTCAATATCTGCTTTAGCTTCTTTTTCATTATTGTATAACTCATTAGGTAGTGGAACTGGACCTGCTACAACAGGTTGTCCTAATTCTGGATCAAACTCAATAACAGCTGTTCCCGCTTTACCCCAATCTTGCTCAAGTCTTTTCTTATCCATGGATCCTCTAGGAATAAGTAGCTTAACATTAGTAGAACTAGATGCATGAGCAATAATAAGACTTCTAATTTTATTTACATATTCTTGCAAACCCTTAACTAATCTTACATCACTTACAGGATAAGGATTCCTATAGTGATGATTCATTAATGTTACGATAGGATAATGACTGATAGGCTTCATATATTGATATAATAATGTATCGCCTACTGAAATAGTGCAATTGATTTTATCACACATAACATCTTGAACTTGTATCATTTGATCTGCTATAAGGTCTGATATTTTTAATTTTGTTAAAAATGTAGTAGAACCAGGGACACTTCCTGCTCTTTCGGGTCCTTTAATTATTGAAATTTGTCCTGTGTTTTTATCCATATATTCATGAAACTCATTTCCATATCTATCATACATATCTTGAGTTTCTGCCACATCACGCTTAGAAGTTACAAAAATAGGCTCTTCTACATTTCTCTTTTGAATCATAAAAGCATCGCCAGAAGCATATCTAAAGTATTCTTCAGATCCAAACACATATTCTTTTGGAGTAAATGGATCATAAACTTTTTTCATAGGCATCTTTGCCTTAGAATATCTTTCAATAACTTCTAGCTCTCTATCTCCATCTGCTATTGATTCTGTTGTGCCTCTTTCATATGGCGTAACTAATTCATTATTAAGTGCATGTCTTGAAGTATCATATCCATTTAACAATGAAGTTTGCTTTGCTTGTTTAATAGGTTCAGCCATTTCAGGAAACTGTCCTATTAATTCATGCTCCATTATTTTTTTAGCAATAATGACATGATGTGCATCTTCACAGAAAGGATCCCTGGAACTTGGATCGATGTATACATCTAGGGGATCAATTGATTTTATACATACCTCTCCAGTTCCAAAATCTTTATTTGGATCAGGGTAAGCCATTATACAACCCATACCTTTTACATAGTAATCATCAATAGCTTGCTTTAGAGCCATATTTCCATTTGAAGTATCCCATATATATGACATTATATCTGAAAATATTCTTCCAGTTTTTCTGTCACTATCTTCTCTACCTGTAGATTGGAATCTAGGCTTATTAGTTGTTAACAGTGCTTTCGCTTGTTCTACAGCACTATGTATAACGTTAACAACAACAGGTGATTGATTTCTAGCTTTTAGGGTTTTTACTTGATCGTCAGTCCACTGCTTGCCACTTCTAAACTCATTATCCTCTATAGCTTGTTTTGCCCAGTCGGCACGAGCAGAGGAATATTCTTCAAGCAAATCTTGTGAACGTTTAACTTTAGGATCTATTTGAGGCATATATTATAAACCTTTTCATTTATAAATGTATCAGATAATATAATTACGAGTTACACTGTCATCCAAGAGTCATTTTTAAAAATATTTAAATCTCTCTTAGAAGTAGCGTCATCAATGTCCTCATTTTTATGGTGCGGAGGGAATATTTTTTTATTTGCATAATATAATCCATCAAGTAAATCATCATGCTTTCCCCTCGGATAAAGCAGTAATTCATCTTTAAGTTCAATCATATCTTTTCGTATATAGAATTTTCCTTGAGCGAAATATGGTTGCAGTGTTTCTAACCTGAAAGATTTTGAAGTTCTAGGGTTTTCTTTTATTTCAAGCCCTGGAATAAACATATTTTCTTCTTCACATCTCTTTTTTACATACTCTCTAAGCATTTCCTGATAACCTACTGATTCAACTCTAGTTTTATTAGGTTTATATGTTTTGTATTGAGTTAATATAGATTCAGCTAAGCTAAGAGGGGTAGCTCTGTTTCTATAATAAGGTAATACAAATCTATTCTCATCTTTGTCAATTGCAATAGTAACTATAGTGCTATAATCTGCAGTTCTTGCTGTAGATGATGCTGGATCAACTCCCATAAATAAATTTACTGCTCTAGTTTCTTTTACCTCCTTTCCATTAATAGAAGTAAAATTTAAATATGCTTTGTCATCTTTATGGCTTATATGTCCATCATAGTATCTAATATTCTCTTCTTTAAATAGTTGATCTTCATCTCCAACTATCTCACAGAGATATTCTCTATAGAACACACTAACTCTTCCAATTGACTCTAATTCTCTTTTTTTCTTTAATAATTTCTTTATAGGCTGCCAATCTTCCCATAATGCTACCTTATTTTCTATATCAGGTTTAAATAAGTGATTTGTCCAGCCTTCCATCTCTTTTAAGGTTTCAACTAAGCATCTTTGGTGTATCGGAGTTCCAATAATAGCAATTCTTCCTTTTGTTGGATCTAATGATGGTAAAGCTGATTGTAATAACCATCTTAGATTACTCTCCATAGCTTGAGATGTTTTTGTATTGTTCTCATCCTCTGGATCATCTACAATTATTAAGGTAGGTCTTTGATTACCGTGTTTTATTCCACGTAATTGCTGGCCAGTACCTTTACATACAATCATAGTACCATCTTTTAATTCAACTTCAGTCTTAGCCCATGATCTAGCGGAATTCACTCCCCAATATCCAAACAATTGTCTGAATTCATTTGAATAATCAAATACATCCTTTATTGTACCTAGTAGTTTAACTGCATGATCTTGCGTTCTAGATACAAGGACTATCAGCTTTGGACCTTTATCAAATACAATATGATATAATGGGAATACACCACCTACAATAGAAGACTTAGCATGACCTCTAGGTGCAATAATATTTATCTGCTTCTTATCTTTAACCATTAGATCTTCAGCGATCGTATAATGAAAGTCAGGAGAAGGGGCAGAAAACATATTCGGCATAACTACCTTACCGAATAGTATCATATTTTGCTTTAATTTACTTAATATCTCTAGATTCGTCTTTTTCATAAGGTACTTCTTCTCTTCTTTCAAGCTTTAATCTTTTATCTTCCTGCTCAATTTGATCTGATATTTTATTTGTTAGATCTATTTCAACAGTATCTGTAGTTACTTTCTTTCCAGGCTTCATTTGCAATAAATCCATAAAATTCTCTGTAACTCTAAGGAAGTTAGATACATCTCCCTTGTTTCTAGCTAATTCCAAAGCTTCTAACTGCAGATCTAGCACTTGATCTTGGGTAATACCTTTATTGATAAGTATTTCTTGTAGCTTTTCTTCCACCATAGTTTGAATCCTCTTTTGTTTAAACAATCTTCTAGCAGTAGCCTCTGGATATTTCTCATCTGGCCTGTAAATATTCCCTATCTGCTCCCAGTCTGGCTTATTACCACTGGTAATGTCAGCTATATAAGCAGTAACAGCATTCTTTGTCCTAGTTTTACCTGCTTCCTTCTCTGCCCAATGTGTTGGCTTTACATATGAATAGCATCTTGCCTCTTTATTGGGTATATAATTAAACTTGCTAGATTTAGTTACCCAACCTACACCATGGGCACACTTTACGAATGTTTTAGTTCTAGATTTCTTATCTGTATAGACCTTTCTATCTAAACATTCACTTACATATCCATCATCGGATATTGCTTGATCCCCCTGATCAGCATCCTTCCAATAAATAAAACATATACCCCTTTGATGTGCCTCATCTTCGGTATATACTATAAATCTGGTACTTATATTGTTTATTTTTCTAAATATAATATCCATTTATCCCCTTCTACTTTACACTTATTCTAACATAATGTATAAAAACATTATGTTAGAGTACTATACGTGTAAAGATGTTTACATTTATTCTACTATACACATGTAGTAGTACTTTAATCCCTACTCTCATCATAATCTTCTGGATTAATTTTATCTAACTTCTGTTTGATCATCTCTCTAGCTATCTGTTTTTCAGCTTTTAAGATCTCAGCGTATTCACAGTAGTCATCTTCCCTCTCTTGTTCTTTGACAAATGTCCCTTTAAATATATCAAAGATCCAGTATTTCTTCTTTATGCTCATAATGTAATATACACAAAGGAGAGTATAAAATCAAAAAATAGTTTTAGATTGTGAGTGAGAGAGATAGGTTATAGTCACCCCCCTACATTCTAGGTTGGTGCGGTTCGATTAGGTTGAGTTGAGCTAGTTACATTACGATCACTCAACCTAAACTCACCACACAACTGTAATGTTCCCCCACCCACACATGAGACACCTCACCTCGTCCCCCTTATCGTGTCGTAGAGCACACATATGGACACGATAACCCTGACAGAGTGTTCGGTGTAGCTCTGTGTGAACGACTGTAACCTATCACTTTATATAACCTGAATGTACACACATTACTAAAATCCACACACTGACATGAGAGTAAGGTTAGTCTACTTTGTATCTATCTAGTTGAAAATGTTTTCTTTATATATGTTATTGTAATTAAACAGAGAGGTAATAATATGTCTAAGTTATTTTATTTAATGGGCAGGTTTGTTGGTAGAATTAACAATAAGTTCTTTGAGTTATTTAACCTTGGTAGATTATGGAAAGCATATGAGCAAGGCTATGAAGATACTCAAATAACAATAGATTATAGAGATAAGCAATATGTAAATAGATATACTGCTGAAGAGCTAAAGGATATCTACGAACAATGGTCTCAATCATAAGCTTTCTCTATATATGTTCCTACCTCATATCCTATCTCAGCAATTAAATTTGCTCCTTACAAGCCTGTGCTATGCATTCAATGTGTAGTACAGGCTCTTTCTTTTCATATGATAGCTATAAAAATAAAGGAGCAGTTATGCATAAATTAGATGTAGTAGTAAAGTCTTATATGAACAATTGGGTAGAATGTGCCTATTGTTGTCATATGATCAATACGGACAAACATATCGTGACTAGAGAATATACAGGTCACAATATGTGTAGTGAATGTGTAGATGATCATTTTATGTGGTAGAATTACAATGCAATAACAGATAATGCAGACTACTTGTAATGAGTGGTCTGTATTATTCTATGTTTTCTTTATTTACGAAACTATAAAAAAGAGAGGTAGCAAAATGAGTGATATAACATTATTTAAAAATGGTTATGGAGTTAGTATTATATGTAATGAATTTAGCCGAGGCTTAGAATTAGCAGTATTAAAATGGAATGGCGTTTGGGATAATACTACTAATAAACCAATGAAAGTTAATAGTTATGATTTAACATATGATACACCTATAACTGATGATACACTTGGTAATTTAAATGCAGACGCTCTAAAAGAAACAGTAGACAGAGTTAAAGCTTTAGATGGTAAGGTTGAAGAATAAAAGAAATATAGCATGGGTTACTAGAAATAGTAGCCTATGCTTTAAACAATTACAAAAAAAGCGGTTACTAACCTAGCATATATGTTCTCTTTCTGTTTACCAGGGGAGAACCTTTATTTAAACCTAGCTTATGTGTTTTCTTTATTTATGTTAATATAACTAAAACGAAAACGAGGTGTTTATGAAACTTAAATATGTAGCTTGGATTATTGGAGAAACAAAAGAAGATGAGAATACGAAACAAGATAAAATAACAGAAGAAACTAGCTTCATCTCTATGCCTACCGAACAATCTTTATTTGAAGAAATAGAGGTAAATGAAGAAAAACACGAATTAGTGCAGAAATATCTTCAAAATAAGTTTTCATTTGCAGGTAATTTACGATTATCAGCAAGTGGAAAATCTTACAACCTCTACAGAGGAGATGTAGATACCAAAATGGAAGAAATAGAGGTCGAAAAAGACTTCTTAACTAAACTTGCGAAAGTGTCAGAAGTTCCATTTTAGTAAGTTCTAAAAAGAAAGTGTTTACTACTTAATTGTGGTGGACACTTTCTTTTTTTCTGATTTATTTCATAAATCATTAAGATTAAAGGGTATATAAAAAAAATTCGACGGACATAACATATCGTAGATCTAAAAAAACGGGACGGATAAAAAAGCGCGCCTGATATAAAAAAGCGGGTTTTTCCTACTTATTCCCTTTCTTTTTGTCTGATATATATGATCATTAAGTAAAGGAGATCAAATGCCAGAAAAAGAAAAGTGCATTCAATGCGGAGAAGAAATATCAGGTCCAGCTTATGAAAACTATTACTGTAGGTATGAATATTTATGTGCAGAATGGGACTGTTGGGCTTTATGGATGTCAGAAAACACACATGAAGCAGGGACATACTAATGAGTATTGTAAAATGCGAAGATTGCGATAGAAATCTAGATATAGATTATGGAGAAGCTATAGATTTATTTGAAGACGGATCTATATGGATGTGTGATTATTGCTACGGAGAATATAAACAATTAAAGAACTTTAGTTACATTAAACAGGAGAAAAAGTAATGAAATATGATGAATTATTACATAAAAATCAGGAATTATTAGAAGAAAAAGAGCTGATAAAGATAGAAACTTACCAGGTCTTTTTAGAACAAGGTGGATATGATCTAGGATACGATGCAGATAATTGCAATATACTTGACATAACACACCTAAAAGAAGTATTGTTAGGACAAATACACATTTGGGATTACATGGGAGTAACAAGAGAAGAATACATAGGAGGTAAGAAATCATGCAAATGACACTACCAGGCATTTTGCCTAACAGATTCGATGAAATTCGATACATGAGTAAATATGAGTTAAGAAAATTCATCAAAGAAAACAGATCGATACAATTAATATTTAAAAGTAGATCTAAATACAGTAGAGATCAACAATTATTATCTTCAAAAGTTCTATATGCTAAGAATAGATTAAGAACTATGGGAGGTAAATAATGGGAGAAAAGGAATTCTTTGACAGAATCAAGAAAGCTAATAGAGGATTAGGTAGTAGAGATAGACAACTTGTTTGGGACATTGTGGAACATATGGTTGAAATTAACAATATCAGATATACAGAAGATAGTGTAAGTTTCGCAAACAATGTTAAATCTACTATAGATTTTCAAAATGAAGTTATATCAGGAATGTTGAATCCAGATAAAGAAAAATAGGGGTTAATTACACCCCTAAATCAATAAAAGGTAAGAGTATAATAAAGATAGGGAGCCCAATATAGCTACTTAGTAGCGAAATGGTAAGCTACTAGTCATCGAAAGTCTAACTGCAGTAATTCGAGTAGGTTATACTTTTACCTTTTTCTTTTTTTTTGAATTTTAAAAGGAGAGTATAATGAGTCTAGCTACATTAAATGGAAAAGAATACGATTTCAGAGATCCAATCCAAAGAAATGCATATTGGGAGAAATTAGCCCAAAATATGCTACTTGGAAGGAAAATATTACGTGTAGAATACATGAAAGATGAAGAATGTAACGAATATATGTGGCATAAAAAACCTATTACCTTTATATTAGATAATGGGACAAGAGTTATCGCTCAAATGGACGATGAAGGTAATGACGGAGGCGTTTTGACATGTCTTACCAAAAACGGAGAAGAAATATTACCTGTTTTAGGAGTTGAAGATGAGTGATAATGAATGGGACATTTGGTGTGATGGAAATTGCGAAACAGATGATGCAAATTTCCATGACGACTTTAGCGGAAAAATATATAAAGATAGGGATGGAAATAAATATTCCATTGAAAAGCATCATTACTCATGTGTAATATGCGATAAAATAGTACAAATAGGGTAAGATTATGAAATTAATGACTAAAGACATAGAAAAGAAAATACCTAAGCTATATGATACTGAAAATATTCCTATGGAAGACAAAGTAGCATATGTAAAATACTTTAACCCAATCAATAATTGGACTTGGTATGGAATAGAATATGATGGAGAGGACAGATTTTTTGGTTATGTTAAAGGATTCGTAAATGAATTTGGATATTTCTCTTTATTTGAACTTAAATCTTTTAATTTTAAAGGTTTAAGAATAGAAAGAGATATGTATTTCAAACCTACAAAAATAAAGGATCTAGATTGATAGTATCCGATATTAAGCTAAAATGTCTTTCTTGCTGTGTTATTTTCACACCTAGTGACGATAGAGTGAAAAAAATAATAAAACTGCAAGGATATATGCATTCTATATGTAAAGAATGTGATAAATTATCACAGGATAGTAATGTGTAAGTTTTATCTTAATAAATCCAGAAAATATTTAAGTCACTTAAAAAGAACCAAAGAAGATATATGGGTTAATAAGCATCATAGGTTTCAAGGGACTATTGAGTTAAAATCAGGAAAAAAGCTATATATAAAGCTATTTCCAGGTTTTAAGCAAGGAGGTCCACAAGGAACGATACCTAAAAACCCTAATAAAATGATAATACAAATTAAGGAGATGAAATGACTAATTTTGAAAATGAAACAAGATTATGGACAATTCAGAAACTTATCAATGATGTAGATGACATTAATGAAATTAAACAGATCAAAGAAATGCTTAGAGGTAAGATAAGGTCTCTTGGATCTGAAAATAAGTATAAATTAATTAAGGGAGACAAAGTTGTAGTTCTAGGAACTTCTCAATTAGAAGAAGGACGAATAGAAAAAGTAAAAAGAACTAGAGCTATAGTAATGGTTGAGGATCGAAAGTGGGACGTTCCCTTATATATGCTTAGAAAAGTAAATTAAGAGGTAGGATACTCTAATGAGAGCCAATAACTGGTCCTCCTGTATGGTAAAGATGACATATTTCCAATTTGGCCAGTCATCTACAGGGAAAATAAGTCCTTGACAAGAGGAATGGTATTCGTAAGATGTAAAACCTGTTTACTTGTAAGGCAAAGGAATATGTGAGGCTCTCATACAATTGAGAGAGTTACGGCTAAAACCACCGTTCGTTAATATACTAGAACACAAGGTATTCGTATCTAGCGTGCTAGTTAAGCGTGGTCTCTCTCATAAATTTAATAAACTTAGTCCAACTCTGAAACAAAGGAATGAAGAGGTACGGATGATATGCATTGGTATCGGCAGATGATCACTCTGTAGCCAACTAGATAACAATCCTTATACCTACATATGCATGGAAGCAGTATGGCTGATCACTACTATTGGCTCTGTAAATAACAGATACTGCTTCAAAGATTTAAATAAAGGAGATAAATTGGAAAAAAGATCATTAAAACGATTGAATATATATGATTTAAAAAATAAGAATATAGCAGGTGTTGGGATTATCGATGGAAAAGAATACGAGTTCTATCTAGATGGAGATGATCCAATATATGTAGATATACATAAACATTGGATTAAAGATAATGATGAAGCTTACGATCATAAGAAAAGCAAAGAATGTAAAGATATAGATGAAGCAGTATTATATATTAACAATTTATTCAATACTGTGTTAAGTACAGTAAGGTCAAAACACTTTAAATCTAACGATATGAATTGGCAAGATCAATCTTATCATTGGGAAGAAGTGCCACAAGAAGATTTGTGGGAAGATGGTGAACTAAACGAATATACTGTAATAGAAAAAGTATATCAAAAAATAGTTAGAGAAGGTGATTGGAAATTAATCAGGAGGATAAAATGAACTACAATGAACTTTATGAAAAAAAGACTAAAAATAGATTAGAAGCATTGAAAATATTATCGAAAATATACCTTGAAAAAGGTTACAAATATATTAGAGTATGGTACGAAGGATGCGGTGATAGTGGAGAATGTTTTCATGCAGAAGGATGGAAAGGTAAAATAGACTTGGAAACTAAAGATGAAAATGGATACTATCCAAATACATACGAAAGTATAGCTTGGAATCATAATAGAGAAGAAAACTTTGATGAATGGAAAGATATGACTAGGAATCAAAGAGAAGTTCATAAAATATTTAAGGAATTCTCTAGAAACTATCAAGATCTTCTTACTAGTAATGATGACTTGCAATATGTATTAGCTGATATGATAGATTATGATTGGTATAATAATGAAGGTGGACAAGGCGAAGTAATATGGGACTTGAATAAAGGAACTATAAAGATTGAAGGACAGCAAAATGTACAATCATATAATGAAATAACCACTACATATAATATGTCAGGAAATAAAATAGAACAAACCTTTAACTCGGAATTGCAAGAAAGATGAAGTCATTTAATCATTGCAAATCAAGTGTAAAGCTATTTGGTGGTATAGAAGATGATTATTGGCACATACATGATTGGTTTGATCAAACTAAAGATCATTATGGAGATATAAGACATCGTGCTTTAAGACATCATACATTAGGTATTAAAATGTGTGAAGAACAGATTGGAATAACAATAAAGAACTCTGATGGTAAAATAATACCAGTACGTTCTATAGCAGAACAACATATAAGAGAGGATCTAGGCTTTATTCCTACAGTTCAAGATTGGCTTAAAGAAATTAAACCAAAACCTTGGATGGCAAGTACCAAGAAGAATACTTTAAAGAAAATGAATCTGATGTAAAATTACAAGTATGCAACTAGTTTAGTAGCAGTCCTGAGAAGTTGCACTAAGTTTATTCCAGGAACTTTTGGTTAATATTAGTAATATGTCTAGAACCCAAAAGCACTACTATTAAACGAAAAAAAAGCTTGTATAAATTTAATGTAGTCATGTCAGTCACGGAGTCGGACAAACCAGAACTCTAAGAGAACCTGTATGGCGCTGTATTAACTAAGCTAAAAGGGAGTAGTGTAGCGTGGATATCCTGACATCTAACTAAAAGCAACGTGTTGGACCTGCTTCCTTAATAAGCCCAGCCGAAGCCTCATGGGCAAGTCCCGTGGACGAAGGGTTACAGTTGCATTGACTACATTAATAAAGAGAAGATACTCTCTGATATAAAGAAATTATTTATCAGAAGTAGCAGACGTGTGAAAGATAAATATTGAGTAAATATTTTCACGAGAGTATCTTCTTTTTTTCTAGTATTTTTATCGTAAAGTTTATAAATTAAAAGCCCTACGAAGGAGGTAGAATGGAAGAAAATCAAGCAATAACAGACAGACGTAGTTGTGAGGATCAGTCCAGATCAATTGCGAAAATAGCATTAGCACTATCAAAAGCTCAAATGGAAATATCAGGTGCTAAGAATAACTCAAAAAATCCATTTTTCAAAAGTAACTATGCAGACTTATTTACAGTCATAGAAAGTTGCAGAGAGGTATTATCTAAACATCAAATAGCATTCGTTCAAGGTAATAGGTTTAAAAATGGTGTATTTATGGTAGTAACAAAACTAATACATTCTTCAGGAGAATGGTTATCATCTGAATTAGCATTACCAATGCCTAAAGGTGCAAATGCTCAAGCTATAGGATCATTAAATACTTATGGTCGTAGATATGGACTAGCATCAATATGCGGTATAGCACAAACAGATGATGATGGTAATGCAGCATCACAACCACAAAAAGTTAACCAAGGAGGTAGGTAATATGGAGTTCGTAAGTTCAGGAAGTTCCAGTTCTAAAACAAAAGATAATATCTTTGTAGATACAGTTAAAATAGCAACAGCTGAAATTAAGTATGGCGTTAAGGAAGAATGGCAAACTTATTCAGACGATATTAGCATACACTTAACATTAGATATAGGTAAAGATTTCCAACCTAATATGTATATAGGTGGATCATTTAAGAAAGATGATGTAAGTGGAGCTATTGAAGGATGGTCAACAGCATTTAAAATTAAAATGTTCTTTGACGCAGTTGGAATGCCTATAAAACTAGATAAAGGCAAGAATGCCCAGTCTAGTAGATTACCTGCTGACGCAGAAAGACTATTAGTTGGTAAAGAGTTTCTAAGATTAACATATTTATCTACCAAAACTAAACGTGATGGTGGAGCATTATGGAAAGATTGGCAAGAAACTCGTCCAGCTCAAGGACAAGGCAGTAATATTGCAGATTTTAAAGCTAAATTTAAAGAATCTGTAAGTAAAAACTATGTAAAAGACTTCTCTTCTCCGAGTAATGCTCAAGAAGAAAGTCCTTGGCAAGAAGAAGATCAGTTCCAAGGAATGCCTACATAGTGCATAAAGAAACTGCAAAGACTATAATCTTAAATTATCTAGAAAATTCAATAAAAACAGGAAAACATACTTTTCGTTCACATGAATTTCAACATAATGTAGTTGAGTATGGATGGCAAAAATTTGATAAAATCTATAGTCCATCTACATATAATAGACAATGGAGATTAATAAGGTCTGATAAAGAATATATAGACATAGGTATTAAAGAAATACAGAAAATTAGTAACTCAAAATCTAAAGAATCTGAATGGAAAATAATACTTTAAAATACATTGAATTAGCAATAGGCTCTGTTTCAAACAGGGCTTATGCTATTCAACCAGAATATATAACGAAATACATTAAAGAAGATCAAGAGCTTTATAGAAGTTTATTCTTATTAGATAATACTGCATTTGAACACTTTAGAGATAAGGGATCAATAAAGAGTTACAAAGGAACATATGCAATTGATAAAATTACTTTTGATATTGACAAAGGAAAGCTAATAGGAACAAATTTAATGCATAAAGTTAGATCTTTTGTGGAACATTTATCTGAGCAAGGCGTAAAAGATGAATGGATCCATATATGGTTCAGCGGTAGAGGTTTTCATATAGATATTCCTAATTTATATGGACTCCAAGAAAGCACTGAGCTTCCCTATCAAGCAAAACTCACAATAGATAAACATTTCGGCAATCAAGTAGATAATATATACGATAAAGGTAGATTAATTAGAGTTGGCTATACAGTTAATATGAAAAGTCAATTATATAAAATACCTTTATCTATTGATATGCTAATGGAAATGGATTATGATACTATATGTGATTATGCATCTAGTAATAAAGTAGGTTATCATCATAAACCCTTTGGAGAATATAACGAAATATGGAAGGATTATGCTGAAGATACACCTAAGATCAAAACAGAAGAAAAACCAGTTAAAACATCAGAATATAATGCTAATGTCACATGTATACAGAAAATGTGGGATGATGACAAAGATGGAAGAAGACATATTACATTGCTACGAATGATCAATGGATGGAAACGAATGGGTATTCCAAAAGAAGGATCAATTAAAATGGCTGCACATAATGTTCAATCTTTAGATCACAACGAAATACTTAAAATAGTAGATGATGTATATGCATGGGATCATAATGGATATAGTTGCAATGATGTTATAATGGCTGAATTCTGCGATCAAATATGCAAGTTTTATAAGCATAAAAACTATGGTATGGAAGTAATGAATGTAAGTGAACTTTCAGATCAATTGAAAGAATTTATACATATGGATTTGGATAATAATAGTTTTAATCTTAAAAATATATATCCATTAAAGACAGATTATAGATTCTTACCAGGAGAACTAGCAATACTATTGGGAGATACTAAACTTGGAAAAACAGCATGGCTACAAAATGTGATAGTAAAGTTAAAACATTTAAATATACTATACTTATCACTAGAGGTAGGAGCATGGTTAATCTTCAGAAGATTTCTTCAAGTTGCTAATAGTATGACTAAACAGCAAATCCACGATATATATGAAAGTGGAGATGAACTTGCTATACATCAGATAACTGATCAAGTAAAGAATATAAAAGTAATGACTGTTAGTCCAGATATAGACTCTATGAAACAAATAATATCGGATAACCAACCTCAAGTTGTATGTATAGACACTATAGATGCAATAGAGGTTAGGTATAATAATGATCCATTAAATAAAATGGATGTAATAGTAAATAGTTTAAAACAAATTGCAAATCAAATGGATGTAATATTTATAGGAATATCTCATATAAGCAAAGGTGCTTCATATGGACCATTAACTGTTCATAGTGCTAAAGGTAGTTCAGCTATAGAACAAAAGGCAGATAAGATCATAGGTATTACAGGAGAAAGAGAATCTAATAATAATAGAACTATTCAATCATTAGCATCTAGAGATGAAACTGATTTCAAGATGACATTCTCTTTTGATTATAGAACTTTTCAATTTGTTCCGATTGGAGGTAGTAATGATTAGTATTAAAACAGCAAATGAATCTAATAACTTTATGGTTACTTTAATTCTTTTGTGGGTTTTTTCAGTCACTTTATCGTATAATATATTACGTGGAGATCATATATCCTTTAATTTTGGATTTGGACCATTTGAAGTATCAATAGGATTATCTATATGGAGGAAACTATTGCCATGACAAATGTAAAATCGATCAAAGCTAAAGGAAGAAAATTGCAGAATATTGTCAGAGACAAACTTAGAGAAACATTTATTGTAAAAAACAATTTATATCCTAAGCTTGAAGAAGACGATATTAAGTCACAAACTATGGGCATGACGGGAGAGGATATAGTCCTTTCCCCTAATGCAAGGCTTTACATACCTTATTCGTTTGAATGTAAAAATGTTGAAAAACTTAATGTTTGGAAGTCATTTAAACAATGTGAAGATAATGCAAAAGATCATACACCTATATTAGTGATAAAGAAGAACAGAGAAAATCCAAAAGTAGTAATGGATTTAAATGATTGGATTAAATTAATTGAAAAGAAATAACGCTATACATAATCTGAAGAAGTTATACGTCTTAATAAAAGATGTATTTGGGGAAACTATAAATGGATATGAATATTTAAGTTCTCTCAAATTAGCTATAACTTATTTAGAGCAAAATAAACTAAAAGTTTCAAATGATAAATATGCTATCTTTGTAGATAATCATGATGATTACATATCAGTAGATATATGCACAAAGAGAGGTGATTTAATTGAAACTATTAAGTTTGAAAATGATCAACTATTAGAAGATCAGGTTAGCGGAGAATCTTAGAGGGAGTCCACCTCTCACACCCATAGCACTTACCTTCGTTTATGGGCTCCCTCAAATTTTTAAGGCGTAGTGACTGGCTTCAAGTTGCAGTATAAAAACTGACACGACATCGGTGTTCAGATGGGAACTATAAATAAAACAGCTATTAAGTTAGGTTAGTCAAACGCATAATATGTAGCTGCGCCTTATTAAAAAGGAGAACAAATGAAAGTAATAACACATGAATTAATGTCTGTATATATAACTTCAGATAAAAAAAGACATTTTACAAAACAACAAGCTATTAAACATCAAACAAGAATACATCGCAAAAGAAAAAAATAGATCTTGCTGGAATTGCGTATATCGCAAAGACAAGAAATCTTATTTATTTGGATTCTGCTATTGGTGGAAAGCACATAAGCAGGTCGAAGAAAAAGAAATTCCTAGCAATATTGTAGATAAAGGTTGTAAATTTTATTCCAACAAGGATGAATCGCATCCTTTATTTTTACATGTCTTATTAAGGTTTAAGGGAGTTCTCGTTCGCTAATATATTCATAAAGGAATATAGAAACTTGTCAAGAAGAGATAGATTTAAAAAAGCAGCTTTAGTGTCATCAGATAATGGAAGATGTTGGTGGATATATAAACACATAATGTCTGGTTATCGTAGAAGGAACAGTAAAGCTTAAGAAAATAATTTCTTCTCTAGTTTTTTAAGCCTCTTTTCAAGTCCTTTGATTGGAGCGTGGCTATCTTTTTTTAAAATCGCTACTTCCTTTTCAATAGATTCTAAACTTTTTCCATACTTATTTAAAGTTTTATGAAGTTGGTTTATTATTTTTAACATCATGGTATTTGCTTAACTAAGTTATTGTTTAATCTTACTACACCTTCAGGTGGATCTGTGCCTTCAAATGTAATTTTTAAATTAGCATAATTATTCTTAAAAGGAATTATAGACGATCCAAGATCAACACTAATTGCACCAGTATCATTTCCTTTAAAAATACCACCAAGGAATGTAGATTTACGTTTACCATAGTTAGTAATCTTTACCTTCATTTCCATAGTAAGTTCTTTGATCTTGATACTATTTTGAGGTGCTAGTGTTATAAGTGGGACATGAACCTTTTCATTTCCTATCGTTATATCCATACACTTAGGAGTTCCATCTTCATTTAAAAATGGTTTTAAAGATTCAATATGTTGATTATTTGCTAAGGATTGGGCTTGAGCAACAGCGTCATTCAAGCCCTTTAACAATTCATCTAAAAAGTTACCTTTTTTAACCTTACTGTCCACTAGTGGCAGGAGCCTCTTTTTGTTTACCAATACTATTGTTTAGCATATCTAGAGTTTTCATTAAACCTTCAGGTTTTTCTTGAACACCTTTAACTGATACACTGTATTTAGCTGATGTATCAGACTTCCTGCTATTTTCACTATGGTGAGAAACTTTACCTTCAAATTTTGCACTCCAACATCCCCATCCTACAGAAGCACTTGCAGTAGCACTTGAATCAGTTGATGATTTGCTAGCTGTTTGAGTTGATACTTCCATATCAAAGTTTATGTCGATTTCACTGACACATAAACTAGGTATATTGATAATTGATAATAATGGGACATCCAATGCAACGCTTTCAGATCCATCTTCATATTTAAATTTAACTGATTTAGTATTGCCATCTTTGTCCATACCAACTTCTTGTATAAAAGAAGCAGTAGTTGCTGCTAAAGACTTTTGTCCTTCTGAAGCAGCTAATAATGGTGCTGCTATCAAGGTTTCCATTGGTAACCCTGTAAATTGATTTGCTATGTTAGCCATTTATTCTCCTTAGTATTTTTCGTTTTCATTTTTTTCTAATATTCTTAGAAACTTGTGTTTTAAACCATTACCAGAAAGAGCGGCCATTAAACTTACAATAGCTTTGATACTTTGTTCAATACCTTTTTGTTCTAATTGCATCTTTTTTTGTTGATCTATTAATTTCACTATTATAGATTCAACTCTGGTAAAGCTTTCCCTCATCTCTTTGGAAAGCTCATCTTGTATATATTTATTTTGCTTTTGAATAAATAGCCAAAAAGCTATAGCTACAACTAGGGGAACCCCATATTGTTCTAATATTTGAAACCAATCCAATTCTCAATCCTAATATCCGAACATGCCTTTGACTTTAGAGCCAGCTTGTTTAACTCCTCCAGTTAATTTTTCAGCAGCTTCTACTGCTTTTTTAACTATAGGAGATCCTTGTAAAGAAGAGATAAATCCAGACACATCCCTTCCAGCTCCTGTCATTCTAGAAGTGATCATTGGATTTCTAAGTAATATCCCAGCTGCAATTGTAGATATACCTAAAATACCAGCTACCATCATAGCTCTATTTGTGTTAGCTTGCTCTCTAGGTCTCCTTGGATCTTCTCCCATTTTTGTATTATATTTAAAGCCATCTCTGGCTTCTTCAAATCCACCGAATTCATCTTGCATAGGTGGAACTTGTCCTTGTAATTCCTGCATTATTAATATCCTCCACTTCTACTACCAGGAACATTTCCTGTAGTCTTTCTTGACACTCTGTTAGATTCTTGCTCTTCAGCAATATCAGATTTAACTTGATTAATTTGTGCTATTGTTGAATTTTCAGCAGGTTTGCTATCAATTGGAATTTCTCCTTGAACTTGAGATATGTATTTAAGCATATCTGCATCGTTCCATTGTCTAAAATTTGGATGCAAACCTGTATCTCTTAAAATAGCAACTTTATCTTCTATCTTATCGGATTCTAAGAAATTAACAAAAGCCTGATCTTCCATAAGCATCTTAGCTCTTGATTTCCAATCTTTTTTAGATTGTTCAAAAGCAATTCCTTGTCTTCCACCTATTAATCCATCCCATACTGCTACATGACTTTTAAATTTTTGAGTTAAACGATCTCTAACTTGGGAATCCATTTTAGCCATTCCAAAGCCATAGGAATCCTTTTCTCCTTCTTCTCCAATAAATTCATTTAATTTAGGTTGTCCTTTATTCAAGCCTTCATTGAATATAAATTCATTATCCAATAATGTTGAATCTGGATTTGGTATTGGTCTTTCTGCCATTATTCTATCCCTTCTAGTTTACTTAAATCTTCTAATTCACGTTCTATCATTCTTCTTCTAGTATTAATTAACTTTCTTTTATCTATTCTACTTTTAATCTTATCTGTAGGTATTCCAGCAAATTGCTGAGATAATCTACCAAAAGTAGTTCCATAAGGTTCATCTATGGTTTTATCTACAGATCTAACTAATCTGCCATATGGAAACATTGTGTAAACATGATAATCAGCAAAACGTTCCCAATCATTATTAATCAAACTAGCAAAAAATTCCATTGGTATTCTTGCTACTGGAGGAGTAATAACATTTAGTGGAGCAATAGGATAAGGCCATTGTCCAAAAAATGCTTTCTCCCTTTCTCGTTTATTTCCAAATAACCATTCAGATGTTTCCTGAGCCCAATCATAAGGCGGAGGTAAAGCTGTATCAAATAGGCTATATGGTAATAAATTAGCAAGAGCCATGACAAACATATTAATTTGAAAATCTGTTTTAAACTTCTCATAAGAAGCAGTTCCTTTTTCAAATCCATAATACTTTGCTTGTCTAAAGAATTCTTTTCTAGTTCTTACAGAATTAAATACAAAAAGCTTAAATCTTGTCAATACTTTACCGAGAGCAGTTCTCATATAAGCTGGTCTAAAAGCACTATGATATAGGAACTGAGTAGCTTCTATTCCTTTTAAACCTGCTTGTACTACTGCTGGATCATTTAATGTTAATTCTGATCCATAACGCCCCCATCTATCCCTGTATTGTAAGGCATGTGCAACGAATGCATCACGCCTTAATTTACGCTCAGATGACTGCATAAACCAAGCACCAGA